TTCAGCTTCATCTTCTTCATAGCAACTACAATTGAGCTAGCATAGATAAAGCCTTGGCCGCCGGAGATCTTGTCATCCGGATCAAACATGTCTTGACTTGCGTATGTGTGGTTGGTACATACCAATCCAACATTGTAGCTACCGAACATGTTTACACAGTTACGAACCAAGGCAGTAAGTGCTTTGGGCTTGCGACCTAGATCACCCTTCATATCACCTGCTTCAAACTGATTAACGTCTGTGGGTGTCAGCAACATGCCCAGGCTGTCAATCACAAACAATACTTTTGGACGTTCGCCATCTGGTAGTGCTTTGTAGTCGCTCATGAATGTACTGATTGTTTTGGCCACGTCGTCAATCATGGCCATACTTAGTTTAATCAATTTGTCTGTGCTAGTATCAACACCTAGTGCTTTGAGCCAGTCTTCATCTAATGCGTTTTCACTGTCAATCAGTACCACAAAGATGCCTTGCTCTTGTGCGTTCTTAACAATGTTGCCACTACAGATATAACTTTTACCTGCACCAGAGTCGCCGGCAAATACTGTGACTTTGCCTAATGGAATTCCTCGATTGAAGTCTCCCGAAATCAGATAGTTCAAGGCATAGTTTCCTGTTGATATCCAGTCAGTTGGATCGTTGAAGCCTATCGAAAGGCCGTCAATACTTTTTGTAATTTCTTTACGAAATTTACTTACGTCAAATGGTTTTCCCATGGTCTATGTCCTTATAAAAATCTGTAAAAATGTTCCGGCTGTTTATGCCCCTACGCTGATCCAGTTCTGCCAATTTATCAATCGATAGACTGATATTTTTCTCAAACGGTTTATCAATATAGTGTAGCATATTTTGATAACTATCTTCAAGCAAATAACCAGGTTTCTGGTTGATTCTATGTTGTAACTTATTCTTTACTGAGTTTAGCACATTTTTAGGTAAATGTCTAATGTTTAGATATTCTGGAGTCAATAGTGCCCCAATTACAAAACTGTTGTTGTGGAATCCTTGTGCTTTTAAAAAATCCACGCAATCAAATACGGAGTTGTAGTTCAACAAAAAATGCAACATGTTAAATGATATTTTGTGTCCCAGCTGTTTGATAATTGCAAGGTTGTCCAAAAAGTCTAGCCATATTCCACCATGTCGTATGTATTCAAATTCTTCAGCCTGGGTTTCCACGCTCACTGTCCAGTGTACATTTTTGAAGCCGCATACAGCATCAAACACTTGGGTATCCACTTTGCTAAGGTTGGTGTTTATCCTGATATTTGTATTGGAATCTAATTTTTCTAATAGTATTAAATTTTCCTTCATTAGCAAAGGTTCACCACCGGCCAAATACACATGTTTGAGTTGACCAACATGATCATAAATGTAATTTTTAAAATCTGTCAATTGCTGTTGGTCAGGCACGCTAGGGCGAATTTTCAATTCTTCGCTCCATCGACTGCTAAATTGTGGACCGCAATACACACAAGCAAAATTACAAAGGTTAGTCCAACGCACATCAACAGTTTGCAAATTAAAGTTACCAACTTGATATGTGCTGGGTGGCGTGTCTTTTAATTCACGTATGTAAAATATCCTATCGCTGATGTGATCAAATCCTTGTTTGCCTTGTTCTATATCATAGCAAGTGTGGCAAGTGGCCACTGGGTGTTGCTCAATAATCTTTTGTTGCCTAGGCAGGTTGTTCTCAACTAGTATGGATTCAATGGACTGATCTTTTATATTGCCAAGAGCACCTGCACTGCGAATACAGTTTTTAACTTCTCCGTTGAAATTGTACATCATGCCAGTCCAAGGCATGGGACAAAACGACGGGTTTGTTAGCATGCCTCTAGGGTTCATTTGTAGTCAGGACACAAGGAAATGTCTGGAATATTCAGGTTGTTGTCCTGCGCTATTTCTAACACAGTGACTAATACTGATGCCCAGTTATCAACGTCAGCTGCTGGGGGTACTGTTTTTTCAGGGTCGGTGGCAATATCTCCCGGGCGAACCACAACAAGTTTGATTCCCATACGTCGATAACGTATTTGTTTCACTGCTTCTTCAAGTGCAATTTTTTGTACACGGTATGCATCCATGTCAAGTCCAGGTAACGTACTTATAGGATCCTGGGTCATCATAGTACTAACGACTATGACCCTTTTGCCCGTGCCCGACCAACGCTGAGCCATTTCAAACAACAATTCAGTTTGTGCGTATCCTACTTGTGCGTTGTTGATAAACATATCGCACGATTCAATTTGATCTGCAATCTTTGCTATAACACGTATGTTATTTCCTGTGCGGCGACTCAGTTGTAAAATTTCATGTCCACGACTTTGGTATACATTACCTAGTGCTAGACCTATGCCGGCAGTGCCGCCTGTGATTGCTATTTTCATAATAAATGTGTAGGCTCTTTCCAAAACATAACTTGCATACCTATTCTAGGAAACACTGGGTCTGGATAAAAACCGACATCATGTGCAACTTGCCCATTCATAATGATGGGTTGATTATTTGAAAAGTCATGTCGGTCGACTTCGTTGAAATCTTTGTATTCGAATAGGTAGTGGTCATAATCTTTGCTGTTAGGGTTACCGGTGCGTTTGACCAACGTATTGATATTAACTGCGGGATCTTTTGGTTCATAAAATCTTACTGCTGTTTTTTGCATGTTCATTATGGGCCAATTTATTTTCCAGTACACCGGCGGTTTGTCCACGTGTATGGGAATACTAGACTCTGGGTACTCGTCGCATCTTACATCCCAGGTTAGAGTAATATAAACATCTTTCAAAATCAGTTTCATTGATCCTATCCAGGTAATCAATTTTGGGTTGGCATTGACAAAATGTCTAACACTTTGTCCAAATCTATCAGGAAAGTTACAGTATCTATAGTCATCTGACTTGGTAAGAAGCGTAGTGTACTTGTGTACATAATCTATTAGATCCTGATTGATCTCTGTGTAGTTTGGGCAATCTAGTTTTTTATAATATCGATTGGTCATGCTATTCCTCTTAGTTTTGTTTGATTTTTTAAAAATATATCTAACTCAACTTGATTGTTGCTGTCTGTTGCTACCTGTCCTGTAATAACATCAATGTATGGTTGAGTCAATGAGTTTGTGTACTTGACATTAATTGGATCAGGATTTTGCAACAAGGCCCAACTGTGTAATAAGTCATTTGTTGCCACAAACTGTTTGATATTTTCAAAGTCTCCTATGTTCAAGGCGCTGACTGTAGTCCAAGTATTTAATTCATGTAGGTCCATAGACTGGTATGCCATTAAATTTTTATAAAATTGATCCCATTTGATTGGCCAACGCACACGGTCATGTACATCACCAATTCCATCCAAACTGACAGTTACAGTTACTTTTACTCCACGTGCAACAAGTGGTTGTAATTCGGTTAATACGGTTGAACAATTTGTATTAAGTCTGACACTTACAATGTTTTTAGGAAGATTGGCTAGTATGTGTTTGTAGTTTTTACTGGCGCTGGGTTCACCGCCATTGATATCCAGATGCGTCACACGCTCTAAGGGCAGGCGCCAAAATCCACTGCTGTTGTCTATGATGGGATAGGTTTTGCTTGTTAAACTACCTATTTTGGTGCTCAATTGCTCATTGCAGGTCAAGCAGGCACCATTACACACATTGTCTAAAACGCCGCCAACAATCAAGTAGTCTGGTCGTGTTTGTTGTTGGTCAAACTCAATGGTATTGAGTCTAATACTGGTACCATTAACAGATTCTGTTTGAATGCAACGTATACACTCTGCTGGGCTATCTATACTTTTGATCTTGGCCAACCATTCACTAGAATCCATTTGTTCCAGAGTATCAAACTGCGGAGGTAAGACCATATGACCACATCGACTTAGTGTTCCATTTGGATTGAATCTCACAAAATGATCAAGTCTTGGGCAATACATGTTCTATAATACTTTTATGATTAATTTGATAGTAATCCAACAATTCGGACCAAGTGAACTCTTGACCTGCTAACTCTAAAAGTATTTGATCCAAATACAACCACAACTCAATTCCACTGTTGTCTGTTAATAAACGATTGACAAAATCTTGTGTTGGCGGGATGACAGTGGCACGACACTTAAATGTAGTTATTGCACCAAAGTCTTTGAAGTTTCTAAAGCGTATTTTTGCGTCGCTACGCAGGTAACGAGAAAGATTTGCTAACCAGTAAAATTGTGGCAGGTAATGTGTGTTTAAAAATTTGTACCTTTTGGCAAACCAAAATGCAGTAGAAAGATCTAACTCAGGGTGATCGCGTTGAAGATGTTGCAGGTATGTGTTAACACCACTAACATATCTGTCGCGGGGGTTGCGTATGTAGACATCCACATAATCAAGCACCTGGACCCGATCATTGGTAAACACAGCAAGATTATCTCTTGTCTGCTGAATTCTCAAACTGCTGTTTCCGTTTTTCTGAATTAGATAAACCCATTGACTGTGAAGTGGTATCTCTACCACTTCACATAGATCTGGAAACAGTTCAGTGTCCAGAGGGCTCATTACTTCTGTTGACGTGCGCGGATCATGGCCAAAATATCTTCGGCTTTTTGTCCACTACCAGCAGGTTTTGCCACAGGAGCAGTTGGCGCTGGCGCATCATCTTCATCAAAGTCGCTGACCGGGGCCGCTACTTTTAGTGCTGGCTTTGCTGCCACTTCGTGAACATCACTGTGTCTATCTACTATTACTGCTGGGGCGGATCCACCAGCAGGTGCTTGTACACCAGCAGGGCGGAAGTATTGACCCCAACGCTCTGTGTCGTATGGCTGGCCATCTACACTTGCTTCAAACATCTCTTTGATAACCTTCAACTCAACGTCTGTGGGCTTCTTGGGCAAGAATGTGCTCAAGTCAAACAAACCATGTGCATCAACTGCGGCTTGTTCTGCTTCGGTCAGTGCTGACTCTTTACGTGCCCACTTTGAACCATTGTAGTCAGCAAAGCCGCCTTTTGATCCTTTTGTGATACGGAAGTCCAGGCCACGTAGGTAGTCTGTTGGCAATTCTTCCAACTCAGGATCCATCAAGGCTCCTTTGATAGTTGTAAAGATTTGTGGACCAATGATGAATCTACGAATTGGATTCTCTGGTGTTTTGTCATCGCCAAGTGGGTTTTCACGCACAAAGCCTTGGAAGATGTAACTGCGTTTCTTCCAATACTTACGACCCATGTCTTCAAGTGATTTGTCCTTGAACCAAGTGCGCACCTCTGCCAGGATTGGACAGGCTTCTTGCCACATTTCCACGCAAGGTACTTGTACCATAACTTGCTTGGAGTCCATCTCTCCTTTGA